ATCCCCATCGAAAGCCCCATCTGCATCGCAGATTCAACAACTTCGTCACCTATAGTTGTGAGACCCTGAAGTTCAGAAGCATACGCAGTCAGATTTTTCATCTGAGCGGCGGTATATTGTCCGCTTGCCTGCAATGCGGCTTTCAGTTTGTTGTCCGCCTGCTCCTGTTCTCCGAATGCTTTAGCTGCAAGACCGCCGAGAGCCATGATCGGCGCGGTTACATACAAAGAAAAATCTTTACCGAGTTTATTGAAAGAATCAGAAGCACGTGAAAGCTTCGAAGCCATCTGATCAACATCTTTTCCGAGTCCGGTGACTTTGCGCGATGCTTCGATAAATGACTTATTAAAATCATCAATCATCGCAGTTAGTTTTATGTTAACTTCGGTCATCGTCGCCATGATTCACCTCCTCTAAAATTTGTAATCGTCAGGATCCGGAGCTTTCTCTGCTTCTGCGGAGAGTTTTGGTTTATCGTCTTTAAACTCTCCGGTCTTAATTTCAATCGCGCGGTTTGCGAGAATGATGCCTTCCTGAAAAGAGATTTCCCACAATAACTGCCGGTATCCGATTCCAGGAAAGGCGTTCATAATCACCGCAATCATACGCGACCAAGTATGCTTACTGCTCAGGGTTTCTTTTGCGGCGTCACCATTCCGGTTATTTCCGACAGCAAATTCATGTTCTTCATATAATCCATTACCGGCGTGATCATCTTAATTATGATGACCATCAAGCGAGGCAATGAAACGTTCCGCTTCATCCACTCTTCATTGATTTGCTTGTCCTGTTCGTTGAAAATCATGGTTGCAATTTTCAAAACGAGCATTGCAGTCTCTTTGCTGATTTTTCTATTTCGAAAAAGTTCAGCGATTTCTTCAGAGTGTTCGCAAATATACATTCCGACAGCAAAGGGAACGAAAACCTTAAATGAATGCACCGCGCCATCTTTGTCCTTGAATCGAATCTCTCCGTCTTCTGGAAGAAGCTCGTCAAGGTCGGTTACTTTGCTTAGTTCGTCGCTCATGCTACCCTCTGCTCAATGCCGTAAATGAAACCGTTGCCTGTAACGGAATCGAGATGATAATCAGGATCCTGTTTCGCAATGATCTCGATAGGCATCTTGATTCTGCGGTCGGCATCGTCGTCTTTCGGATAAGAGTACTTCTTTCCGGCTTTTATTTTACATTTGTAGAATGTTATTCTGTGCATTAAGCCGTTGTTTTTGGTTGTGATTCTGACTTTGAACCACGGAAGAATAGACCGCGAACCGGACTGAACGAGAACAGATGCTACAGGAGTATAATCATACGTCAGCCTGATCTCTTCTGTCGGATCATAGTTTCCGCCCGCCTGAAAAATTACTCCGTGATAGCCTTTCGCGTCTGTGAAACGGATGTAATCAGTGCCTTCAGCAAGATCAGAAGTTCCGCATTCGAAATCAGTGATTGTCTGCTCTGTTCCGTCTGCATTTTCATTCGCAATGTAATAAAGCTTGTCCGCTTCGGTTGTATTTGCAGCAAACGTCTGAATCGCTCCAGTCACAGCTGTTCCGGGAGTGACTGTCTTCTTGTCGAAATCTCCGCGAAGTTTGTCCCATGTGAGAGACTTGAGAGCTTCGTGCAGATTCGCTTTAATCGAAGCTTCCTGCTTAGATACAACTTCATCTGCATCTGCATTATCGTTTTCTTCCTTAGAGACTTCCATAGTCTCATCAAATTCAAGGCCGGATAGAGCCCCTGCATCATGCCATGAATCTTCACCTTCTGTTCCGTATGCACCTATCTCTACTTTACCGCCGCCTCGCAGTATATCTGCAGGATTGCTGACGGTAGTCTGAAATTCAGCCATCGTTCCTCCTTATTCCGTCCATTTCGGACAGTAGTAATAAACATAAATCGTAATGATTGTTCCTGCCTGCCTTTTAAGCTCAAAATTGAAATCCGTGAAATCATCCTCGTATTCAATCTTGTCGATCAGAGCAGACTGTGTTTCTCCGATTGCCCGGAGAATATCCGATCTAATTTTTCTGATTTGCTCTTTGCATTCTTTTCCGTTTGTCACGGTTGAAATGTTCAGAGTGAGTTTCTTGTATTCGGAATCTTCATCAGTATTATCATTCCATTCTGCAGGCTTAACCTTGACGCAGTTTGGATCTTCGATATTGATGAAATCAGGATCATCTTCAGCAACATTCAAAGAGTTCCATTCAGTCACTTTAAGACCGGCATCAGTCAGATAACCGTTTGCCGTTGCAATCTTTTTGAATGAATCTTTAAATGCTGTTATGATGTCCTGTCTTATCATTCCGGTTCGTCCTCCGAAAGAAAAACGAGAGAAAGACCTGTGCCGTCAGACTGAGGTTTTCTTTCTATGAAATAATCTTTTCCGCGAACGGAAATCTTTTCGCCTTTGACTGCCGAATCGATTTGGGAACTGAGGCACGTTGCGACAATCTCGGAAGAATCAATCTTTCTGCCGGCCTGCTCTTCTCCCCATTTGCGGTCAAAAAGCAAATAGATCGGAATCGAGTCTCCGCTTTTCGGGATATACCGCGCGTCTTTTTCGCCGAAATCCTGAAACATCCATTTGAGATCATCAGCGCCGTACATTATTCTTCTTCTCCGTAAACGGGATTTCCATCGGCATCGATAACCGCTTTGCCGTCCGCATCGAGCTTCAAAAATTCGTAAACGATCTGACCTTTTTCTTTGATCGGATTTCCGTTTTTATCGAGCTTCTCACGTTTAAGCTGAATGTCAGAACCATCGTTCTGCGAAGTGTTTGCAGTTTTCGCCTTAACTTCTTCTGCAAGTCCGGACAGAATCAAGGGCTTCGCCTGAGCTTCTGTCAGGACGACTGTTTTCCCTGCCGACAAAATGTCGTTTTTGAATCCGTTTATTGTTTTTAAAATTTTAACTTCCATATCTGCTCCTTATGGCGGGCTTTACGCCCGCCGTTGGTTATGCCGTTATCATGTCCTTGATTACTGCGAATGATTTACCTCTGCGAAGAGCGATATCAACATCCTGAAGTGCAATGACTCTGATTCCGCCTGCAAGAGAGTTGACAGAAGTATCGACGTTAAGATCGAGGATTCCCCACTCACCGATAATAAGATCAGACCAATTTCCGAAAATGATCGCGGAAAGGTCAGTCGCAGTGTGAGTTCCCTTTGTGAGATTGCCCGGAACCTGATTCGAGGCAATTGCTCTATATCCATTGAGCATTCCTTCGCCGTTGTTCCCGTTCTGCCACAGCATCAATCCGCTTCCGGCATCGATCTTGGTTGTTTTGAGTTTTCCACGGCCTGCAGCGTTTGTTATATAAACAAGATTGCCGATGTCTGCATTTGCAGCAGCGACCTTGCTCTCAAGCTCAACGATTTTCGCATGAGTCGGAACATCCCCATTGTCTCCAAGCTCAACAACAGACACTCCCGATGTATAGAGAACTCCGACGGGATTGTCTCCGCCTGTTGCTCCTGCAAGAGCAGCTTTGTCAATGCCGAGAGCAATGTCTTCAGCTATGAGCTTGCGGACATACTGCTCAACCCCGATCGAAGCCTGCTTGAGAAGTCCGCGTCCGATGTCTGTGAACACTCCGATTGTTTTCGGAGTCAAAGAGATTTTGCCAGTTGCGGCTTCACTCTCTGTACTCAGAGCTCCATTGCGCGGAACCCAATATGTATTGAGACCGCCTGTCGCTTTCGGAATATCTACATTACCGACAAGTCCGGAAAGAACAGTTGCACCGGCCTGTTTAACAACAAGTCTGTTGCGTAGAAGCTCGATGAAAGATTCTGATTTCAGCTCAGTGCCGATGAGAGCGCCGCCTTTTGCAGCAGTCGAACCGTCAAAGTCGCGCTGACCCTGAACATCGAGAGGAACGAAAACACCCATCGCAGGGCGTCCGAGTCTCTTCTCAATTGCTTCTGAGCATTCGCGCTCGAATTCTGCACCCTTCCAGTCTTTGCTTGCAAGAGCATTGAGCGCTCGCATGAAAGAGTATTCTCTTTTCTCGTTGTCCGAAAGACCGAGATCGGATGCAGGCTTCTGAGTCTGCAAAGGCTTAGCGTTTCTCGCTGAGATTTTCTCAATCGCAATCTTTCTGAATTCATCAACAGATTTTCCTTCATCAATAAAGCATCTTGCTTCATCCTGAAGCCCATACTGCTGACCCATAGCGTTAATTTCGCTGACTCTAGTTCTCTCATCCTTCTGTGCCTGCATTCTGATTTCGTTTTCGTTGACTACTACTGCAGGCTCTTTCTGAGTCTGTGGATTTGTGTCCGGCATTTTTGCCCTCCTGTTTTCAATTATTATTTCGTTTTCTACTCCGTGTTCGGAGCGGCCTATCCCGACAGTAATATCTGCCGGAGCGGAAACGCTTGAAATTTCGTAAGGCTCCCAATCGACAGCCCTGTATTTTTCGTTTCCTTCTTTCTCTTCTTCGAGCACGATCTTATGCACCCGGTAACCAACCGAGACATTGACACGTATCCCGTCGCATATATCTCTATAGATTTCCTCTGCGAGTGATGAGCTTCCAACTCTCACTACCGCGCGCCCTTTGCGCGTCGCAGGATCAATCCAAGCTTTCTCTATTACTCCAATCTGTCTCTTGAGGTCGTGCATATCGAGGAAAGGAGCTTTAGAATTTATCCGGCTGAGCCGGACAGCTCCTTCTGAATGATCAAGAATCTCTGTTCCGTACCATACAGGACACTCGGCTTCTGAGCTGAATGACAATTCAATTGTCCGCTTCTCTTTGTCGATGTTCGCGTCTTCAACCGCGATACTGCGGTACATCATTCCGCTTTTCATTTTATCAGGCATCTTCGCCTCCTTCGGTTTTGCTGTTTTTGTTTTTCGGATTATCGAAAACGAGAGGTGATGTCGGCAAAGGTTCGAGAGTTAATCCATATTCTTTTATAAGCGCTTTTTCACGTTTGAGAGTTTCGAGTGTTTCGAGTAAATCTCGACCCGATTCTGCAAGAATGTCAGAAAGTGTTGTGAAACCACACGCGAGAGCCTGCTTGTTTGCTTCGACATCTTTGAGAGGATCGACCCACTGCCAACGACGTCCGAAAAACTGCGGTGCATTAAATTTATCAAATTTATTGAAAGGTAGTTTTACAGCTCCTGTAAGAAGAGCCATTTTGAGCCAACGCTCGAAAATCTTTTCGGCTAAATTCTCAATTCTATTCTGCTGAATAACTTTATAGAAATCTCTTTCTTCAAGAAGACCTGTGCGGCTTGATGTATAGTTTACATTTTCAAGATCACTTCCAAGTGTCGGATAACTTATGCCAAGACCGGAAGCAATGCCTTTGAGCATTTCTTTGTTGAACTGCCCAAAATTGCCATTCGGATGTGTCGGATCAAGCAACTTGGCAGTATATCCTTCCGGTGAAATTCCGACCATACCAGGCTCAAGTTCTTCAATAAATTCGCCTTCATCATTTTTCTGTCCATGAAATTCGCTGTCATAACCCTGTTGACGTTCATAGATCATTGTCTTTGACGCGCCCATTCGCGCAGCGACAACTTCCGCTTCTGCGTAACCGTTAAGATTATGCAGTTTCATTATTGCAGATGCAATCGGCGGATATCCGCGTCCCTGATTCGCGCGGTCAGGTGAGAAAGAATGAATTATATTTTCTGCTGAAATTACTTCATGCTTCGAATGATATCTGTATTCGTTGTCATCCTGCGAAGGTTTAAAATAATAACGAACCGGACGCAACCATTCATCATATTCAATCCCCATACGGACAATATTCCCATTCGGACGAGTATCATTGTATTGATCATCGAGTAGAGATGCATCAATCGGCTGCAGAGCGAAGCCCCACGCATTATCATATCCTTCAACGATGCGGATAATTGATTCACCATCAACTGAGAGTGAATGAATATCAAGACGATATATATCAACGATTGAAAGTCTGTTGTCTGTTGAAGCTTTCTTCCCCCATTTCCGCCATTGTTCTTCTATTATTTTATTCGCATATTCATCAAGTTTTCCGTTCGGGTCTTTCGCGCGATTTTGCAGAGAGTATCCATTCACGCCGACAATATGATTCTTCATCAGATTAACATATCTGCGGACATAATCATTATTGAGCGCAAGCTGACGGGCTTTAGCACGGAGCGGAGCGAGCTGTCCTTTCAGCAGTTTATTGATTGATTCATATTCTCCTTTTAACGAAGAAAGCAGTCTGTGATTCTGTGCGGCAGTAAATCCACGAACATACGCAGAGCGAACCGCAGAAGAAATATCTGCGTTCGTTTTACGTGTGAATATGTTGCGGATTATATTCTTCACATGCTCACCTTTATGTAATTGCCGATGGATATACCTTCAGCAAGATTGTTTGCAATTTTTTCGGAACGGATCTGAGCTTTAAGATTTGAACTAAGCACAAGTAGATCCGGAATCGGAATCTTTGATATTGAGCGTCCGGCGATTGTATAACTGAGCTGATCAGAAGTTGCACGGTTTTGAATTGTAGCTTCAACAGCTTCGAGAGCTTTTTCAGCCCATGACAGAACATTTATTTTGCCAGAATAATCAGGAAGAATATTGACTTCTCCTGATTCAATCAGTTCCCGTTCATCTGTTTTCTCTGCGGATATAAAATAAGCATAGCGGCCAGAAGTCCAAGTCGCAGTTTGCGCAGGCGTTTGAAGAAAATTAAGTGTCTGATTTTCTTCGTCTGCGGTTCCGGTAATGTTGATGTCTGTTTTTCCACGAAGAGAAAGACGGAATATCCAACCCTCAGCAACAAGATATTTGCTGTTCGGTATTGAAAATCTGAAAGTGTCTCCTGCCTGAATGTCCTTCATTTTCCCCGCAAAAAATAAAAAGGGCTGATGTAGAGATAAGAAGAAATTCTTGTTTCTGCATCAGCAGAATTTCGTCATGTCAATGAACATCTATTCAGATTAATTGAGTTTCGTCAATTATTTTTATGAATTTTCACCAGTTCTTACCCCAACCACTTCCACGCTTACGCGAACGAGGCTTTTTATCAGGAATCAGCATTTCATTCGTGTTTTGAGCAGGGAGATTCTTCAGTTTCTCCCGTGTTTTCTGCTGATTTTCAAGTAATGCGCCGATGTTCGGATTCAATATTTCATAAGCTGCAAGATTATAAACGAAAATATCAAGTGCTTCGTTGCGGATTCCGGAAGATTTTTTCACCCATTCGCGATATTGAACGCCCTTTCTATATCGCAGAACACACTTTTCAGAGGTCAACTGCTTAACAAATTCAGCATCAAAACATGGTTTTTTCGGAATGTGGACATAAGAAGGTCCCGGAGTTTCATTTTTAAGACGGGCGTGAATGATTTCTTTGGCTGTGTCTGTTCCGACAGTGAAAAGTTTAACTTTCCCTTTGTTTTTCAATGAAGGTCTTGAGATAAGAGGCTTTCCGGGAGTGTTCGCTCCTTTGATTGCAAAAATTCTTCGAGACTGATTCCGCTTTGTAAAAAAATAAACTTCGTTAGTAAAATGCCCTCCGGAGTCGATGCAAGTGCAAGCAA